AACTCATACTTTGCAGGAATGAACTTTACTTCTGAAAGTGCCAAACGTGGAATCATTTCTCAATTCAAGGAACAAAACTTTGAATTGAAAGACGGCAAATTCATTGGAGCGGATGAATATATCAATGGTTTAAAAGAATCTGATGCAGGAGCATTCGTTGTTGAAAAATCTAAAGATGAACCTTCATTACCAACATTTACAAAAGGTACTGCTTCTAAAGGAGCACCAGAAGGAACTGGAAATGGATTCGGTTTTAACTTTGCTGGTGTAAGAGCAATGCCTAAAGAATAAAAAAATCAGGAGGAAATTAAATTATGGTAGCAATTAACTATGCACACCAATATCAACAAGCCTTAGAACAAGCTTGGCCATATACTTTGTATTTTGGCGATTTGTTCAACACACCAAATAACCAAAGATTTAGATGGGTCAATGCAAGAACAATTGAAATCCCGACATTAGAAACTACAGGACGTGTAGACTCTAATAGAGATACAATCGCTACTGCAGCCAGAAACTACAATAACGCATGGACACCACTAACTTTATCTAATGAACGTCAATGGTCTACTTTAGTACATCCACAAGACATCAACCAAACAAACATGGTTGCTACAATTGGGAATATTACTCAAGTATTCAACCAAGAACAAAAATTCCCTGAAATGGATGCTTACTGCGTTTCTAAAATCTATGCTGATTACACTGAAGCCAGCAAAACACCTATTACTGATGAAATCACAGCAGCAAATATCTTAGAATATTTTGATAAAATGATGATCAACATGGCTGAAGCACGTGTTCCATCTACAGGAAGAATCTTATATATCACACCAGTTTACAATGCAATGTTAAAACAAGCTGAAAAGTTAGCTAGAACTGTAATCATTGGTGATGCAGAAAATAAATTAAACAGAACTATCGCTAACTTAGACTTGGTTAAAATCGTTGAAGTTCCATCAGAATTAATGAAAACTGTATATGACTTCACACAAGGGTATAAACCTGCAGTTTCTGCAAAACAAATCAAAATGTTTATGGTGCATCCTTTAGCAGTAATCACACCAATCAATTATGAATTTGCAAGATTAGATGAACCATCTGCAATGTCTCAAGGTAAATACGTTTACTATGAAGAATCACATGAAGATGTATTTATCCTACAAAAGAAAATCGATGGTATTCAATTTGCTGTTGAAGCGTAAGTAAAGGAGGCAATTTATGTCACAAGTAAGAAAAGGAAATAGAATCATTACCATTGAGCCTCATAAAGTCGATGACTATGTTGCTCGTGGTTATGATAATATTGATGAAGAATCTGGTGAAGTCATTAAAAAAGGTGACCCAGTTTCTTTAGCGGATTTTAAAAGAGAATATTCATCTTTAAAAGCACAAATTAAAGAAAAAGATGCAAGAATCGTTGAATTAGTAGCACAAAACGCTGATTTAACAACAAAAGTTGAAGAATTAGAAGCAAATGCTAAAACTCCAGCAAAAGCATCTAAAGCTAAGAAAGATACAGCAGAAGAATAGTATGAAGGTTTCGTATGAATATTACGTAGATACATTCAAAGGAAAAATATGTCAGCCTGAATTTGAGGACCTTGTTGAACCTGTAATTGATTTAGTCAAAGGTTACGCTGAACAATTCATTGCACCATGGGCATTAGAAAAAAATATCGATTATTACTGTTTGGAGCTTAAACTAGCAGTATGCTATCAAATCGATTATCTTCAAGCAAATGGTGGTTTGAATGCTCTAAATGGCACAAGCGATTTGGACTTGCAAAGCGTATCAAAAGACGGATTTAATTATAGCTATGGCGATAGGGGCAACAAATTCAATGGTGTTCCTTTTTCATCCGTTTCAGCTTATATGATTAAAAGTGAATTGAGAAGAAAAGGTCTTATGTGCAGAGTGGCCAAACGATATGATTAGCTCTCCTCGTATTTTAAGACCTTTTACTGTTACTTTGATTCATAAAGTTGATGAAGATACTTTTATTCCATACGTTCTTGAAAACGTTGGATTTGATGAAAACTATGGCATTACACAATCAAACAAGGGGATTTCCGATGCGGACAGTGTTCTTTTAACGATTGATTTGAGTGACTGTGGTGGACTGACATTTGTTGATCAACACGGTTACAAGTCAAAAAAGAATACTTTTACGATTGGAAATGAAGATTATTTTGTCTTGGATGCGATAAAAGAAACGGACTATGATGAATTGAAAAAGACAACCAATGTCTATTCAATCAATAAATATGCCTGTTATCGCCCGCCAGGAACGAAAGAAATCCAGTTCATTGAGGTGTATGCTTCTTGAAGATTTCTATTGATGTTGACTTTTCTCAAGTGAAAAAAGATTTAGAAGGAACTAAGGAAAAAGCCTATCAGACTCTTAAAAATTCTGTAATAAGAGAT